CAAAGAGTCCAAGGAATTTCAGGAGAAGTATCAGGTCCCTTACGAGCAGGCGTGGACTCGCGCCATGTCCGAGTTGAAGGAATTGACCATTGAGGACCCGGATGGAAACGCCCGCCAGATGGCGCCGCAGGACCTGTTGGAACTGGTGAATATGCCGCTCAAGCAGGCCCGGGAACGCGCTGACGAATTGTATGGCGCATCCGCCAACGAGGTCATGGCTTACCGAAAGGAAATCCGCGGGCTTTACGAGAACCAGACCATCGCGCTGGACAAAGCCAAAAAGGACGGCTCCGAGAAGTTCACCCGGGACCAGGAACAGCGTCAGGTTCAGATGAAGTCCGTTCAGGAGGAAACTGGGAAATACTGGGAGGAATACAACAAGGCCATCCTGGAAAACGAAGTCACCGGTAAATACTTCAAGCCCGTGGATGGAAATGAGGAGATCAACAACCGATTGGAGGCCGGATTCAAGTTCGTGGACGAAACCATGGCGATCAATCCCCTTAATCCCAAGCTCACGCCCGAACAACGCAAGGAAGCCGTGCGCCGTCATGCGTCTCTGCGCTCCCGCGCCGCCGCCTTTGGCCGTCTGCGCCACGAACTCGAAACCGCCCTCAAAGAGTTGGATGCGTCCAAGAAAAAGCTGGGTGAATTCGAGGAAACCGTTCCCGACTTCGGCGCCGGCGACCCAAATGCCGGAGCACCGCTTCCCACCGGAAACCGCATGGGAACCCTCATGCAGGGCTTGAGGAAGATTGCGAAATGAAAGCACGATTCGATGACCTTCTACGAAGCAAGATACCGAAACCGGATGCTGTGGCTGAGGCGAGTGCTAAAAGTAACAATAGCAGCCGTGCCGTGTTTTTGTCTGTGGGAAGGGATACGCCTGCCGTGGTCAATATCGCTGCCATTATTAGCCCTATGGCTTGCTATTGGGCCTTTTCTAAAATTTGTCGAAACATACCGAGGCGTCGCTACGACACCTAACGACCAATCTCAACGACGGCCCTGACAGCGAGGGTTGAGCGCCAGAAAAGAAACGGTTTGACAGACTGTGAGTCCGTGGATTATGTGTCCTTGCTGCATAAATCCCAGCATCCGATGCCCTGACATCTTAATCAGGCGGTAGCGTGCGGGCCGTATAAGCCGCAGGGGCCTGATGGGCCATAGGGACAGCTTGCCTGTTCACATCGAGATAGAGTAGAGAGTGCCGCAGACCATAGGTTTGGGTGCGACTTTACTAACTGGTGGCAAAATGGATTAAAACCATAGTAGCCATAAAGTCTTGATAATGAAAGGTAAACATTGTGTCATGCCCTACTGGCCAGATTGTAGCTGCTTGCGATTTTCCCCAGTTTTTCGTCGACCAAACGCCTCGTTTCGACGAGCTAATCATGGAGGACATCCGGCCCACTGATGGCTGGATTCTAAACGTGTCCACTGGAACTACCCCGATGGGGACGCCGGTGGAAATAACCCAGGACCGATTCCGTTCCGTGTGGCCAAACACCACCAAGGCGTGGAACCGAGTCAGTGCCGCAGGTCCGGGCTGCGATGGCGCTCCTTGCGATCCCACCGAAAATCAAATCGGGTGGGGTGCTGACCGGCTCACCTACTACGCGGAGCAACAGGTCTGGGCTACTCCCCTGCTGTGCTACGACCAGGACATGCACATCACCCAGGCCGAGCAGCATGTCGCGCAGGTCATCAATGAAATCCTTCGTCCGGCGACGATTGCGATTTCGAGCAATTTCCTACGCAAGCGCGCCTTGCTCTGGGCCAAGTACCGGCACATGGCGAACTCACTGTTGAGTTCATTCAGCTTTCAGTGGAATCCGTCCGCAGCGGGCGCGGGTGATGAAGTGTTCTTCGACACGTCCGCCGCTCCCACCAGCCTGTTTCATCTGGTGCCCCAGATGTTGCAGAACAACTTCAACAAAACCATGTTGGAGGGCTACGCTGGAAAGAATCCCTTCAAGGAGACCAGCCCGTTCATCGAACTGGTTTCCGACATGGACACCGTTTGGTTCCTGGAAAAGTTGGGCGGCCAGCAAGGTGTTGGCGGCGCCAATAACCCGAGCGTGCTTGGGAACTGGCGTTTCGAGCAGTTCAGTGAAGCCAGCAAATACTGGCGCTATGGGTTCTCCGGCCAGATCGGCAACTACATGGCCAGAGTTGACGCGATGGGTCTGCGGTTCAACTTCGTCAGGGACCTGGGCGCGGCAGCCAACGGTGGAAACGGAAACCGCTACCGCTACCAGATCGTCCTTCCGTTCACCAACGGCACCACGACCGGCGCCGGCGGAGCAGCCGGCATCGGCAGCGACGTGAATCCGAATTTCGACACGGCGCAATTTGCCATCAGCTTCCAGTGGCACAAAAAGGCCATGGAATTGCTGGTGCCGGATGCGCGTCCGCTCAATCCGGAGATGCCGTTCAGCCACCGTGATTTCGGCGGCAAATGGCAGTTCCAGATGCACGACCTTGGCGCCGCTGCCAATGGCAACGTCATCAGCAATGCGTGGGGCAACAAGGGCCGGTTCGCTTCGTGGTTCAAGTACTACGTGCGCCCGTTGCACTACGAATTCGCCCGGGTGTACTTCCACAAGCGCGAGCAATTCTGCATCCCGCAGATCGACGTGTGCTCGGCTTCGCCCGGATACCCGGCCCAGAATTACAACAGCGCGCTGCCCGTCTGCCCGGCGCCGGATGGCCTGTATGGTTCTGGTGTTCCGACTGGAACTCAGGATGGGCCTGTTCCGGAGTAAGGTCCGTTGACGTTGTTTGGTGTGCCGCCCCGGTCAGTGAATGGGCCGGGGCGGCTTTTAACCGCGAAAGGACCCAATGCCAGAAGATTATCTCAGCGACGCCCCCGAGGCCGAAGCCGCGCCAGAATCGGAGGCGAAATCCGATGTCAAAACCGCCCTGCTGCCAGTGGCCTTCTTTCAAGGCAAAGAGTTGGAGCCGGGGACCGTCTGTAAAATCAAAATCGAATCCGTGGAGGACGACCAGGCGCAGGTCAGCTATGTGCCGCACGAAGAACGCGAGGAGATGAAGGGTGATCTTGAGGAAGCGCCCGCTGCTGCTCCCGAAGAATACATGGGGTGATCCATGGCGGCCATAGACATAGGCACGCTGCCGGATGAGGCCAAGTGTTACGCTTGCTTTGCGCCGGAATATGTTCCGGAATTGTCAAAGCTGGCGTTGCTTTCCAGGATTTCGGATTTGTCCCAAGGCACATCTTGGATTACCAGCTTCACTGGAAACACCACCCGAAACAATTTCACCGGAGTGGTGGGCGGCACATTAACGGTTGCAGCGGCGCCAATAACCGTCTCCCACCTTGGATGCCATATTGTGGCCGGGGGAACCAAAATTCATACCCTTAGACTTCACACTACGGCTTGCGTTGTGGTCGCCTCTGGCACCATTGATTTCACGGGTTTATCCGGATTCAATTACGTCGCCGTTACGCCGGCAATTTTATCAGCCGCCACCGCTTATTGGCTGTCGCTATCCGTTGTTACTGGCGAGGATTTTTGGTGGGAGGATTTGGGATGCGTAATAGTCACCACTCCGGTTGCCACCCTGGGTGCCAGCCGATTCGGTCCTGCAATTACCTGCCCATCAAATTCAGGGAATCCTGCTACTGAATGGGCCGGAGTTAATTTCAAATACACCAGTCCTTGAGGAATAAATTATGGCCGCTATATCCACCCAAACTTTACTGTCCGAGGTCCAATGCTATGCCTGCTACGGATCATCCATAACCACTCTGCTGAAGCTGGCATTGCTGCGCCGAATCCTATTGGCCGCCGTGCCATCGGCTGATGTGTCAGCCTCCGCGCTGATCGCCTACGCCAAGTGCTACGCCTGCTATGGCTCTTCGGTGATGGACCTTATCGAACTGGCGTTGCTGGACCAGATCGCCCAATCGTAATGAGCGCCCTAGCGATTCCAACCTTGTTGGAGGAGTCGAAATGCTATGCCTGTTTCGCTCCCGAAGATGTGCCGTCGCTGGCCAAGCTGTCGCTGTTGACCCGCATATCCCAGTTAAGCCGGGACATAGAATTTTCGCTGCTGGGAACTTCTCTGGCCAATGCGTTCTCAGGCACCGTTCAGGTCATGGTGGCTCCGGAACCAAATTGCCTGCTGCTATTTTTCTTCTGCGGCAGTCAGGAATTAGAGACTCCAACAGTTACGGTAGCGGGATTGGGGCTGACATGGGTACTGGTTCAGCAAGGAAACGACATCGGTGGCATTCCATCCATTCAGGCGGTTTACCGGGCCATGGCCACTACGCCAGTTGCCCCCGGTTTGGTGGCGGCAACATTCACCAATCCTTTCGCGGCTGATGAAGTCATTTGCTCACTGGTTCAGTTCAAAAATGTTGATACATCAGGAACCAATGGCAGCGGTGCGGTGGTTCAATCGGCTCAGGCAACCGGAGCCTCTGGAAATGCAAATGTGGCGCTGGCTGCCATCACTCCAACCGGGAAAAACGCCACGGTTGAATTCTCCACGAATACAATGCTTCCGTATGACGGAACCGCCGAGGCTGGTTGGACGGAGGATTTTGACAGTGGTTGTGTCAATGTGAATATAGACGGGATGTTCGTGGGCCACAAACTGTTGAGTCTGGACAACACTTGTTCGATAACCTCAGCAGTCACAAACTGGTGGATTGCCGGCCTTGAAATCAAAGCCCAATGAAAATCATTGCCGCCATCGTGATCCTGCTATCGCTGTGCGTCATGGGCCAGCCGTTGCTTTCGCCGCGAGCGGCTTCGGTCATGTCATCAGCCCCACTGCCCGTTGGCGGATTGTCGGCGGCGGCAACCCCATTCGGTATTTCGGCTTCGGTGCCAAGACCATCGTTGGGCCGCGTGACGCTGCAATGGAATCCAAGTCCATCGGCGGATGTGGTTGCACATGTGATTTACTTCGGAACTTCACCCGGAGCCTACTTCAATTCGGTGTCGGTGAATCTGCCATCAACCACAACCACCATTTCCGGACTGCTGGAAGGCGTGAAGTATTACTTCTCCTGCACGGCGGTTGACGCCTCGTCATTGGAGAGCGACTTTTCCAATGAAATATCGGCCTACACATCGGCCCGGACCACCATACGATCCGAACGCATGGCGATTGAATCCGCCGGTGTTCTGGGCAAGACCAACGATATTTTTATGACCACAAATCCGGCGTCCAACTGGACCAAAGTGATGACTTTCACTGGCAACGGAGTGCCGGTTGTGTATCTTCACACCAACAACAGTGTTGGCGCCTATTTCAAGGTGATTCCGAGATGAAGGCTGAGAACATGACAACTGCAACGGTAGGGGTGACGGGATTTCTAGCGACCCTTTCGCTGATAAAATACAGCGAGATCGCCGCCGCAATCACGGGTACCTTTACCGCCCTGTGGATGATGTTCAAGTGCTTCGACTGGATTGAGGCCAGGATTCTGGCCAGCAAACAACGAACAAAAGAAAAAACCAAATGAAACTGAAATACATCATCCTATCCATAGCGGCCACTGTGCTGCTTATCACCGCCTGCACCACGGCTCAATACACCCGTAACCCGGACGGCACCACGTCCACCAGTTACGCGGTTGATCCCAAGCTTACGGCTGGACTGGCAACGGCTGGGGCAGTGAACTCGGTGACGGCCGCCGTAAATCCATATTCACCGGCGGTTGAAATCGGTCTGACAACCATTACGGCGCTCGCCGCTTGGGTCGCCAAGCGCAAGACTGACAAGGCGAATCAACAAAGTCTGCTGCTCAAAACCGTGATTCAGGGAGTGGAAAATGGAGCCGATTCCAAGGTGAAGGCAGCCATTCAAGCCCAGGCCACAGCCGTTGGCGTTGAGGGTGAACTTGGGACCACTGTGCAAAAGATCAATTCGGGTATCCTGTAATTTCAGGCTGCTTGATTGAGTTGCCCGCAAGTTATGAGCTTGCGGGCTTTTTTGCGCAGTTCATCGCGCCAGTCCGGTCCACGCTTGATCTTGGGCGCCATGGTGGACAGTTTGGTGATGACGAATCCCCGCTGGCGGGCGCCAAAGAGGCCGACGGAGACTGCATCGGCACAATTTTGGACTAGAATCCCGTTTGCGTAGTAAGCGTTATGATCCACCAGGGTCAGGTTGTAAACCCTTTCGGACTTTCCATCTCCGTATGGCAGCACACTTATGGGAGCAACATTCCGTTGATTCGTGCTTAAACACACTAAACTCTTTACCACATTCCACACACAATCGAATAACGACATTTCGTTTTCTTGAGGATTTTTGCTGGCAACTATTGGAGCAGTATTTGGCGTCCCTAAATGACTTGAACTCAAATTTGATTCCGCAAACATCACACTTGTGGGTTTTAGGCTTTCGGTTCTTCCACTGTTCCTTGGAGTGTTCGCTGTGCCACTTTCTGCCGGCATCGGTTCCATGCCATGCAACAGCCGCTTTGACAGCCTTTGAAATCGAAACCTTATTTCTTGCAGCAAACTCAGGGTCTTGGAACCGTTCCAGCATGTGATGGCGCCCGTGATCCCTGACCTCCATGAGTTCAAGATTTTCGATTGAGTTATTGCGCCAGTTGTCATCCTTATGATGGACACACATACGCGGAGGAATAAGCCCATGGTGCTCAATCCAGATGACTCGGTGTAGAAGTCTCTCACCCTGATTATTCCCGTGGTAGCCGTCTTGAAAGTATCGGCCAGAGCTTTGAAGCCAGTATTTCCGGCCTTTGTAAACAAAGCGTTCAATAGATGCCATAGGAATAGGGTTTTAACCCCTTCCACCCGGTCTGTCAACTTCAACTCGCACAATTTTATCCACCCGCGTGTCCATGTGAAAACCCTGTGCGACCCCTTTCCTGTAAGGCTGGAGCCGTCACTGAATGAGGATCGGAAAAGACTGCTTGTTTCCACGCAATGAACGGCTATTACGGCTGACGGACCAAACGGAGTTTCCACCATATCTCCAATACAAATTCTCTCAATCGGGACCTCGCCTGAAGGGGTATCAATCATGGTTCCAGACACAAAACAATCGGGCGATCTTCCGCTTTTTTGCCGCATGTCATCCTTGCTCTCGATTTCAATTCTATTCCCGGAAACCATCTTCCATTCGCGCTGGCAGAATTCCGTGCAGGCTTCCTCGGTCATGCCACGGAACTGTCCGGCTTCGACGGCGTATCGGACGGAAAACCACAACTCGGTTACGAACTTGGAATAGTAATCCCGGCAGGGAGTGGTAATCTCTGCGCTGACGGGCTTTTCAGATGGCTTGCCGCCGCAGTCAATCGAGTTGACGTTCACATCCCACAATCGCGAGAAGGCCGTGACCAACGATGTTCTCATGCCGGCATCGTAGAAGAAATTACCGGGCACTATGCCGCGTCCAACGCATTGCTCCATCACGAACTTGACGATTTGATCCTCCGCCTGATCGGATCCAGGAGTGGAATCAATGGGAACGATCATCAGGTCTATTAGCGCGATTATCTGGCGGCCACGCTCTGACATTGGCGACTGGGAGATCATCGTGGATACCAGCGCCTCTGGACTCAGCGGTTCAACCTCGTAACCGAATTGAAGCTCGCCAAACACGCAGCGGTCGCCACCCACTCCACGGTAGGCCGCATCCAGAAATGCGATTCGTGTCCTTCTTGAATCCCGCCAGTTAGGCGACTCAAACGCCTTGAACTTGAGGCAGGCTTGCCGCGTAAGCACCCGTCGCGATCCCTGGCCACGCGGCATCTTGGCATCAACGAACATCTGATGATGCCAGTCGTCAACGCCCCATATTTTAGCCTCATCTGCTATGTGCTCTCGCGTGATAAGGAATGGAAATGGAGGAGGTTCCCCCGGCGGGGCCGCCATGTTGGGAGAATCGTTTCCGGGAAGCTGTATGCAGATGCCATTCGGAAACCGGGTCGGCCAGGTCTTGGTGCCTGGCATCTGGTCGGCGCCGCCTTCCCATCCCCCCATCTCTACTGAAGGCTCACACAGGAAACCGTGGGCATTGGTGGTCTCACTTGGATTTCCAAGCCCAACCAGCTTGAAGTCCTCGCACTTACTCAGGTTGGAGGCGGAGTCCAAAAAGGCGCGCGGCATGAGTTGCAATTCGTCAGCTAAAATCCTAACGCGCTTGTTGTGTATCCCGATGAGTGATTGGATGCCGACGTAGGTATTACCTTTTCGGGTGGCTACAGCGATAATTCCGTTCTTAAAATCCCGGCCTTCACCAGCCTCGTCCTTGGGATTAAGTGTGAGCATCTGTTTGCCTTCTATCAGATAACCGGGAATCCAGTTGTGCTCCGACTTCACCGAACGATGATATTTTTTTATCATTCCCCAGATGCGAAGTTCAAGACTCTTGAGGTCCGTAGATGAAACAAGAACCGTGGTGTAGCTGGAATGGGCATACCAATCGGTGAGCACGTTGCCGCCAAACGAATCCGATTTTCCAGATGATGCACAGCCACACGCGCCTATGTATTTGTAGTTCAGATAAACTTCCAGGCACTTCTCCGCCCAATAGTTTTTGAACGGACCTTTCTCCCAAATCTTCTCCGGCCAGGCGATCTCCTGGAAACGGCGGTAATGGTAGTACAATCCGTTGCCGGCGGTTTCACCGTCCGATTTTGTCCATGTTCCACCTTGGGTAATCATGTCCAACTCGATCTTCAACGGGGTCGCGTACGGACTGAACCACATGTTGTATTTTTTGAATCTGCCGGATGATTTGATGTAGGTGGGTTTTATCGCCGGGAATTGCTGCGATGCTGGAATCTGGACTTGCGGTGGTATTGGAAGGACTTCCGGTGCTGGAATCTGGACTTCCGGTGGGCTGGCATCAGTGCTCATTGTTTGCTTGAAATGAAGGTGGTTCAGACGCATTGTCGGGTCAATGCCGGAAAGCGATGTCATCATTACGGATGGTTCGATAGATTTCTCGGGTGGAGTAAATTCCATAGCCACGACCACGATTCAATCCCAGCGAAATCCCAACGGCCTTCCTCGCAATCAACTTGCCTGGATGGATAACTGCACTGTCCGCGACGGCGGCATCACCTGCCGCTCTGGATTCCATCGGATCATGCAGGTCCACAACAGCGCGGGATTCTTCCAGGGCAAGTTCATGTATGAACCGCAGAGCGCCGATCCTTACGAGGTCATGTCCATCAGCGGGCACATCTATCTGGTCAACATTGACGCTCACGTGGTCATTGATCTGACGGCGGCATTCCCGGCCAATGTGCCCCAGTTCAATCCGGGTGGCGATGTTCAGGCGTTCTTCGTTCAGGCCGAACAATTCCTGGTGATTCAAGCCGGGGACAGCACGACGCTACCGTTTATCTGGGATGGAACAACTTTGAGGCGAAGTATTGGCACCACCGATATTGTGGCCGGTCAGCCTGCGGCGACTTATGGACTAACGCCAACCGATACGTGGGTGGTGCCACCACTGGCTTCCACGACCACGCTGAATCTTCCAACTCAATATCCTGGAATTGTGGGAAACATCGGAGTCTATCAGGTGAATGCTGGAAGCCTGCCGGTTGGCACTTTTCAGGTGACTGCATTTACTGCCATCGCGCCATTTACGCTGACGCTGAAAACAAACGCAACCAACGCCATAGGAAAGAAAATCCTGGCTGGATTCGCCGCCACATTCACCGTTGGGCCTGTTCCGTCGCCGCCCAATACCAGCGAACTCCCCGCCGCCGGGGCCATGGACTATTTCATGGGGCGCCTATGGTATGCCCAAGGCCGTCAGGTATCCGCCGGAGACATTGTGCGCGGGCCATCAGGAACTCTGGCCTACGACTTCACCGACTCCGTTCTGAAAGTAACCGAGAATCCCATGGTGCTGGGCGGGGACGGATTCACGATCCCATCCAGCGACGGCAATGTCATTCGGGCGATCAAGCACAGTGCCAACATTGATGCCGCACTTGGCCAAGGTCGGCTGTTCGTAGGCACCCGCAAGGCCATTTATGCCATGAACGTACCAGTCACCAGGGACGAGTGGATTGCCGCCGGCAACAACAACCAGCCGTTGATGACCCCGGTTCAACTGGCCAATGGCTGGGTCAACGACCGTTCCGTGGTGGCGGTGAATGGCGACTTGTTCTATCAGTCTTTGGAGCCGGGCATACGGTCACTCAACCAATCCACTCGCTTCTTTGGCCAGTGGGGTAACATCCCTATCAGCGCCAACGAGAATCGAATCCTGCAATACAACAACCGCGCCCTGCTGCGCTATTCGAGCGGAATCTATTTTGACAATCGCCTGCTTCAAACCCAGCTTCCGGTATCCACGGCTCAAGGCGTGATAAGCCGCGCCTTGGTGCCAATGGACTTCCTTCCCATCAGCAGCTTCAATAAGCAGAAGGAGCCGACCTGGGAAGGCATGTATGAAGGGCTGGATATTTTCCAGCTTAACACCGGCGACTTCGGAGGACGCGAGCGCGCCTTCGCCACGGTGAGATCGCAACTGGATTCCAGCATTGAACTCTGGGAGATAACCACGGGGACGAGATTCGACACGATCCAAGGCGAGGAACATCGCACAGTCTGGGTCATGGAATTCCCGGCATTCACATGGGGCGATGAGACGATTCTAAAGCGCCTTGAGGGGGCCGAGATATGGGTGGACCGCATTTATGGCGTGGTGCAATTCACGTTAGAGTACAGGCCCGATGGACAGGCTTGCTGGATCAACTGGCATAACTGGAAAATCTGTAACACGAAGAACACCGATGAGAGCGTCCAGAATCCAATCTCCTATCCGGTTCAGCCATGTTTGGAGGGGTATCGCTCTACAATGACCCTGCCGAAGCCTCCATCAGACATCTGTTCAACTGGACGGCCATCGGATTTAGGCTATCAATTCCAACCTCGTCTGGTCATTAAAGGCTTCGCCAGGATTCGCGGTTTGTATTTACACGCGACCAAAGTTGGGCGACAACTCTATGCGAATATAACGTGTTGATATGGCAAATTTCCAGTGCGACATCCCGTGTATCGTCTGCGATCCGCCGATTGTGGTGGGCCAGGGATTGGCGCCGAACGATCCGAATAATCCGTTCCTGAACCTGTCCAGCGAGTTGCCCGATATTGACCTGTTCATCGGGCGACGTTACACCATAGGACTCCCGCCGCTGGGCCAGTTTTTCTACGCCGTTGGCTGCATAGGAATCTGTTTCTCCGAGGAATCGCAGGAGGACGCCGAACTATGCGCCGCGCGTCAGAATGTTCTGTGCAATTCGAGTAACTGGCCGATCTCTATACCAAATCCTGAATTTCCAGGAAGCCCCAATAATCCTCAGCCTCCCACCATTCCAAGGCCCAGAATCACCTATCTGAACACTTCGCAGTCGGCCCAATTCGTCTGCCCGAATGGCACTGTGTTCACCTACACGACGCCCGCTGGAACATTCAGAGCACTAAGTCAGGTGGCAGCCAATGCCAAGGCATTATCCGACGCGCAGAACAAAGCGATTTCTCATCGTATCGGTTTGGGGCCTCTTTCCG